ATTTATCAAACAAAACCCCCCAGCGGTGACGCTGAGGGGCTTTGCGGTGTGTGGCTGGCTATGCTGCCTGGGTGAATCCGTATTGCACGGCAGCGTCACGGTGCTGGCGGTTAAACAGCAGGCAGAATCCCCGGTCGTATCCTGTGATCTGGTGCGCAGCCTCGCAGGCATAGACCGAATAATCTACATCGGGGAACCCGCGACGCCCGACCGATTTGGCCAAAGCCTCGCCGCCGTTTGCGTATGCCTGAAGCGTGGCAACCAGTGCGTTAACGTCTGCGGCGAATTGTTCAAAATTTTGCATTTCAGAATCTCCCTGAGGTTTTTTTGGTGTGGGTTGGTTAGGCTGCGGCAATTTCTTCAGCGGTGTAAACATACCCCCGCAAAAGTGCTTCATCCCCGTAACGATTAAAAGAAAGATCATCCGTGGAATAGTGCGGATTGCCGTGACGATTGGCCACCATTTTAATCGCATGGCGCGGCCCTTTGGCGCGGTAACTAAAGGTAAGGTTCCGACCGCCGAAGGCTTGCGGAGCAATTTCGCGAACTTGATAAAGTTTCATTTTCAGAATCTCCCTTAGGCTTTGTGTCTTGTTGATACCCAGACAATAACGGATTCTATAACACTCGTCAAGCATAAAAAAACGCGATTGCGCAAAAAAATACGCTTGCAATGTTATGCAATTCATAATATACCTATTTTCACGAGAGGGCAATCAAGCCCCAAGGGAGTTACCGAGATGACCGAGCGCAAAACACGCCATATCAGCCACACGCTTGAGGATTTGCTAGAGATTATCGACAGCGAAAAATTCTTTGAACGGTTTGCCAAGAGCGTCCAGGGCGTCCAGTACGAGGCCGACATGATCAAACACGGCAGCTACTCAGACGAGCCAGCGAGCGGATGGGATATCCAGCAACTGCACGTACATTTGCAGGCGCGCGAGTGGGACAACGTTGCAGGGTATCAGGAGCGTACCATCAGCGACCGCAACACGGCAGCGTTGCACCTCGGCAAAGCGATTTTGGATGCGCTCGAGCAAACACTGATTGAGCCGCGATTCAGGGACGGATACGGGGACGAGTGACAGAGGGGGCGCAAGCCCCCTTTTTCTTGCCTAAAAAAAATGCGCAAGCACGAAAAAAACCGTTTGACAGGTTATGAAATCCGAATTATAAAAAACATAACAACAAACAACGGAGATTCTACCAATGACTGACGATCTTACCCCCGAAGAGCTGGCATGGCTCGAAGTTCTTGAGGCAGAATTTTACTACTACGCCAGCCAAGAATAACCGGAGGGCCTAGCGCCCTCCCCCCACCTCACACTTCAAAACAGGAAACCAATTATGTCGTTTTATAACATCGAAGACGCCCGCAAACAGGTCGAAGAATTAAACAACCATCCCAATACGGCACAAGAAAAACTGACATTTGTGCTGATCGACTGCGGGAACGGTCGCGCAATGATTGAAGTCGTCGATGAGGACGGCAACTCAATCCGATTTTAACAAATGCAGAATTTCAACGGGCGGCAATCACGCCGCCCCATCTCACACAGGAAACCGACCATGTCTAAACGATCCACCCTTTGCCTGACACTGACCGCCATCGCATGGGTTGCCATTTGCGCCGCCCTGCTGGATGCAGGACTTGCCCGCCATTTTGACCCGGAGCAATACTGCGACAATACCGCCGCAACCGCTGCGGTGTGCCGTTAATCAATTACCAATCAAGGGAGACCACCATGCAAGATTATTTTGAACTTGACCCCTGCCCTTGGGCAGAGGACGGCGCTCAGGTTGGCCGGGATGACAAATTTACGCTCGCAGCCGAGGCCCGGCGCTTTGCGCATCAAATCCGGCAGGCGTATCCAGTCCCTAACAGCCGTTGCCATGTTGACGTGCATTGGCAGAGTCATGAGCTGGGCAGCTATCCAGAAATCCGCGTCAAGTTTGACGACGGCGACCCGGAGGGCGAGGCCTGGGCGATGACGGTCGAGGCCGATCCCGACGACAAGCTGCGACGGTGGGCCGACTAGGCCCGCCTCCCCTAAATCAATCACCAACCGAGGAAAAGCCACCATGCGAATTCAGAAACCCACCCCCGATCAAATCCGCGAGGCCCGTAAATCCGCAGGCCTGACGCAAAAACAGGCCGCCGAGATGGTGCACGCCTGCCATGTTGTGCAATGGAGCGTCTGGGAAACCGGCCGCGCTGGAATGCCTCGCGCAGCGTGGCATCTGTTCCTGATCCTGACCGACCAGACCGACAAGCTGGAAAAAACGGCCTAGGACGCGTTTTTGACGCTTTTGGTTACGCAGAATTGTTTTCAACCCCAGACCCCACTAGAAACCCACCGCAACGCGAAACAGAGGCATTTTAAACCATGAATGACAACTCATCTGAACAATCCCGTGAGTTTACCCGCAACAGCCTGCTAAACAATCTGGAGGGGATGGCAATTTGGATGTACGCCTTGCCTGAGCAGGTGGATCTGCTGCACAAGGACGACCTGCTGCAAATCCAGCTATCCGCCGAGCGCCTCGAAACCCGGCTCAATCAGACGCTGGACTGGTTGGCCCGTGAGACGGGGAGGAAGCGTGAGACCAAGGGGGCGCAGAAATAGCAACCTGTGACAGATTGTCACGTCTTCAAAACACCCCGGCCATTGTGCCGGGGTTTTTTTGTCCAAGTGTACACCGTGTATGCAAAGTGTACGATTAACGTACACGCTGTTTTATTTCCCACTGCCCTTCTTATCTATATGATAATAAAGAAAAAAAAATAAAAAAATAATATATATAAAAGGGCAGCGTGTACAAAAACAAACCCCCCACCTCCCCCCTTTTTGCATTGGGGGGTGATGGGGGGTGGGTACACGGTGTACACTTTGCGCTTAAGTCTTTGTTTTTAAAAACAAAACAGCGTGTACGCGGTTTGTACACGCTGATACACGGTGTACACGGTGTTTTTGAGTTAAGCCTTTAAAAACAAAACGATTTTTCACGTGTACACCGTTCAGGCAGTGCTGTCAACGCAAGGAATAGATTTTCGTAACCTTGCCATTGGCGGCCTTTTGTTCCTCAACATTCAAAACGCCTGATTCTATGAGCTGGATGACGGCCTCCTGAAAGTCCCGCCGCTTGGCGGCATTAAATCTATGCAGCAACGCCCGGTGCGTGATGCGCCCGGATTCCCTCACATAGTTTTGCACCTTTTTCAAAAACCCCCCCCACTCGGTATCCGAAACATTTTCGGCCAAACCCTTGGCGAGGCTATCCGCACAAAACAGCGCCACATCCCGGCCCCATTCCATCGCCTCTTCTGAAATCTGGCCGTATTCATGCGCCAAGAGCGCCAGCTTGGCAGCATGTTCGGCAACCCGGCCATAAACGACATGCAGCCCCGTCTTGTGGATAATGGCCGTGTCGCACCGTTCATCCATGTCCAGCACCAACGCTTCCCACATCCGGCGCGCGCCGTCTGTCATGGGGATGGTGGCTGGCCTGAGTCCGGCAAACGGATCATCCCGCGTCGGCTGATTCAGGCCGCCCGACAGGATATGGGTTGTCATGGACAGGAGCGCGGCAGGTGGTTGCTCGACAGACCCGCCCTGTTTGCGCCTGGGAAGCCCGTCAGGGCACTGGAACAACAACCAGCGGGGTAGGAAGCCCGACGATGCGTCACGGCTCTTCAGCGCCGCGAAAAATGATTCTGGCTCCGACATCCCGTAAACGGAAAGGCAGGGATCCTGAATCACTTTTGTCTCGATCTTCTCATCCGCATATTCCCGGCCCCGGTACGCGGTGGTTGCGCTGGTTGCCAGCTTGGTGAGCGTGGTTAAAACCTCGGATTGCACCGTGGCATTCCGGTGGGTGAGCTTTTCCAGTTCTTTCCCCATTTCGTCCATGATGGACAGCGCCCGGCCCTGCCGCTTGTGGAGCGCCATAACGATACCGGATTCCGAGAAGAACGATCCCGTCATCATGGCTGCCGCTTCTGTGCCGCAGGCGTTCAAGAGGCTGTCAAGGCATCGCCGCCCGTGATCCTTACCCGTGCCTGATGCGGCAATGCCAAGGGTGTACATGTTGGTGCGCAGGTCTGTTTCTGTCCTGACCTTGTGCGCATACACGGCCCCGGCCCCGGCAATGGCCGCAGCCATAGACAGGAGAGGCGTTTCCCGGCGGCTGGTGGATTCAATCCAGTCCCTGAGCATCCCGACATAGCCGGGGGCGCGCAACATACACACAGGCAGCCCGGATTGCTTGGCCCGGACGTGTTCTTCCACCGACTGCATGAAGGCCGTTGCATCGAACTCGTCATCATCCGGCGGTGTTGGTAACCACCCCTGCCCGATAGCATGGTGAAACAGTGTTCCGATATCAATCGGGCGGCCCTTGTAACGGCCAAAGCTGGCCCACTTGCGCGGCATTTCGTCGGGCTTGTATGTGCTGCCCCGGCTCGACCAGTTATCCCACAGCTGAAACCCGGCATCGCCAAAGGCATGATGCAGCGCCATGCCGCAATCCATCCAGTCCTGATACGGTTCGCAGCTGATATGATCCAGCGCCCGGCGCACTTCCTCCACATCGGGCGGCGGCAGGTCTGATCTAACTGGCGGCATCAGGCGGGTGACGCCCATCAAATCATCCACCACCTTGACAAAATCCACCGGCAACAGCGGCAGCTCTACATCGCCGAGGGTGTCCTGGGTGAGCCAAGTGTACGGCTGGCGCGTGTCTGGATGGATCGACGGCGGCAGGACGGTGTGCCGCCCAATGGAGAGAAGCTCAAGAACGCAGCGCCCATCCTTCGACCATTTCCGGTTGCGTTCATCCCGGATTTTATAAAACCATGTCTCACCTCTCGCCCCCCGCTTGCGCACAGGCGACGGCGGCAGTTTGGCTTTGATCTTGGCGTGCAGGCCGTCCACGTCCTCGTCAAAATCCAGCGCCACAATCCCGGACGCTGGCCCGGTGCAAAGGCCGATTCCGCCCGACCCGTAAACGCCCTCCCATTCATCAATCTCGGATTCTGCCGCTGGCCGCTGGCAATAGATTTGCCACCCTTTAACAGCTGGAATTTTTTCATTCGGACGCAACGGGATAACCGACAGGCCGCTCTCCCAAAGCCGTCGGCCGTGATCTGCAAAAACAGTCATAGGTTATGCCTTTTTGGTGTTCAGGTAGTTATCCAGCGCCTTGGCGGTGCTGATGTTCGGCACATAGTTTTCATCACGCATAATGCGGTAAATGGTTTCCCTGTGCAGACCAGTGGCTTTGGCGACCACATTCAAGCGACGGTCTGACAGTTCCGCCCTGATTTCCTTGAGTGTGCGCATAATTTTTTTGCCCTTATCGTTGTTTTTGATGTTGACAGCTTCACACTTTTTATCTTTACTGTCAACACGACAAAACAAAAGGGGATCAAAAAATGACTTACGAATCAAAACCCGTTCCATGCGGCTCATATCAGGTTTCGTTTGTGCATCGTGATGATGTCAAACTGGATGGGTACTGGATTACCAAAATGTTTTTCAAGATTCAGAAGGGCGAAAGGACAGGCGAAATAATCACCTTGGATTTTAACCTGACTGGAAAGGATAGAGACGAATTTAGTGCTTATGTTTGTGCGATTTTTCGGGCTGTCGGGCAGGAAATCATTCAAAGCGCAACACAATTGCTGAATAAGAATTTTTTTCTGACCGTCAAAGAGCAAAACGGAAAAAACATTTTTTCTGCTGCGGAGTCTGTATCTGAATATTATTTGCGCAAAGCGAAAATCTAAACAAAGAGGGATCAAAAATGATTGACCTGACAAAGCGCCAGACCAAGCCGCCTAAGCCGCCGCGCATTGTGCTGTATGGTGAGCCGAAGGTTGGCAAAAGCACGTTTGCGGCACAATGCCCGGATGTGTTTTTCATTGATACTGAGGACGGCCACGATTATCTGCGCCGGGAATTGGGCGACCGATACAACGGCGCACAAGTGACATCGTTCGCGGCACAGCGTGACGGCGAACATTCTTTTGTGGAGGTGCTAACGGCACTTGCGAAACAGGATCATCCGTACAAGGCGGTTTGCATTGATACGGTGGACTGGCTAGAGCGCATGGTGCATGAGGACATTTGCGCCAAGTACAGCGCCACCAGCATCACGGACAAGAAGAACGAGCGCACCAGCTACGGACAAGGCTATATCGCCGCTGCGAACGTGTTCCGCGACATCTGCCTGCGCCTTGATCGGCTGCGGGCGGCAAAGGGCATGACGGTGATTCTGTTGGCGCACAGCGTGTGCAAGCGCATCGAGGAGCCGGACGCAGAGGGCTACGACCGGTTCGTCATGAAGCTGCACGAAAAAGCGGAAACCGTGATTCGTGAATGGGCGGATATGTTGCTGTTTGCCCGGCTTGAGACGCGAACGCTTGCCACAGGCCAAAAGGTTCAAGGCGAGCGTGTTTTGATTTCTGGCGGCAGCCGGGTTGCTGTTGTTGGCAGCCGCACGGCTTTGCCGGAGCGCCTGCCGCTGAATTGGCAGGATTTTATCAACGCCTACAATGGCAAAACGGAAGGAAACTAACCCATGTTCGATCTTGATTTTGGCGGTATCGACGTTGCCGACGTTGTGACTGATACCCGCGTTCCGGTGGTTCCGGCTGGCGTGTATGCCGTCCACATTGTGGATTGCGACGTGAAGAAAATCACAGGCAAGGACGGCACGCAATACCCGCCCGTCACCCATATCTTTTTTGAGATTCTGGAAGGGCCGGAACAAGGCCGTCTGATTGATATTGGTTTCAGCTTTGCCGACAAGCGCGAGCAGGTGAGCCAGAAAACCGGAAAACCTTACACTTGGGCACAGATTGCACATGGGCAGGTTGGCCGCATTTACAAGGCGCTTGGCATTGCTAAGATGAACAATCTGTCCGAGATCAAGGGCAAGAAGTTCTTGCTGGGCGTAAAGGTTCGGGAGCGCAACGGATACGAATCGAACGAGTTTGAATCGGCGATGGAGTACCGGCCCGCTTTTAATTCTGCCTTGGTTTGTTTTGCTAATGGTACGGCACAGGTAGCCTCCGCACAAAAGGCGGCTGATCCGTTTAACTGGGAATGACATCTACGCCCGCCGGGAGCGTATCCCGGCAACAATTACAGGGGTAAACCATGCTAACCTTGCGGCCGTATCAGCAAGAAGCCGTTGATGCGTTTTATCAGACCATCCGGGACAAGGTTCCCGGCCACGGCCTGATCGAACACGCAACGGGCTTGGGTAAATCCGTCATCATTGCCAAGGTTGCGGCGGACATGCACAACTGGGGGCGGCGTGTGCTTGTATTAAGTCACGTTGCTGAATTGCTGATTCAAAACCACGCCAAACTTCAGGCCATGCTGCCTGAGATCCCCGTTGGGCTTTACAGCGCCAGCCTGAAGCGGCGTGACATCAATGCAACCCCATTGGTGGCAGGCATCCAGAGTATCCACAACAAGGCCGCGCAGGTGTTTCCCCCGCCCGATGTTGCTATCATAGACGAGTGCCATTTGCTGTCACCGAATGCCGGTAGCATGTATCGTAAGTTCTTGTCCGATCTATGGCAACAGAACCCGAAGATGCGCCTGCTTGGGCTGACCGCTACACCGTACAGGCTTAAAGGCGGCTGCCTGATTTCCAGTAAAGATTCTTTGTTTTCGCACACTATCCACAAGTTCGGCATGGGTGACGGCATCCGGGAAGGCTATCTCTCGCCCGTGACATCCAAGGCATCCCCGGTGCAGGCTGATCTGACTGGCGTAACGACACAAAACGGAGATTTCAATCAGGCGGAAATGGCAGCACGATTCAGTCCGGCATTGACGCTCAAGGCGCTGGAAGATTTGCTGCAAAAAGCGCACGACCGCCGCAGCGTTCTGATC